CACGAAACGGTTCGTGGGGCGCGGGGGCGCCATCACAGTGAGCGGAACAGACAATGCGGGGGGCGCCGGGGCGGGCCGAGGCGGCGGAGGCGGCGCGGTGGGTGCGCTAGTCGCAGGCGGAGGCGGCGCAGGAGTAGGCGCAGACGGGGCACTCGAAAAAGTAGACATAATAGTTTCCTCACTTTCCGTTCAGTTCTGCCATGAGACGGTTAGTCCAACCGTCACTGTAGTTGAAATTCGTGCGCTTAATATGGCGTGTGCTCTTGATTCTCTTCGCCCGATTCCTCTTGTGCTCCTGAAATTCGATCGTCTTGCGACGGACTTCGTCCTCGCGTCCGTCCATGCGTTGGATTGCCGGGTATTTCATGATTTGATCCACTCGATCTGGTCGCCGAGAAGCCCGCGCAGATCATTGATCAGGTTGCGCACGTTCCCGAATTCCTCCTCGGCGATATCGAAAATTCTATAAACGTTCCCTTCAGTACAGACAACTAGGAAGGAATCGTGGGCGTGTTCGGGGATGAAAACGTTGCGAACGTTTCCGATGAGGGCGGGCCGCTGAACAGGAATAGCCTGTACGAGGTCGGCCCCAGTGAGAATTGCGACAGCGGTCACACGCTCAATGGGGATGCCCCGGAATTCGTTCTCGCCTTTCTCGTATCCTTTTGCGGGGAAGTGAATTTTGGTGCCCTTCAAATTAGTGAAAACGGCACCTCCTGTGGTCTTGCATGATCCGTATCCGGTGCGACGGCGTGCCATAATGATCCTCTTCTCAAAATATGTGTGTTGGTGGTGGTGGGCGGTGGGGCCTGTCGTGGGCGACGGGCCGCCACCGTTATGTATGTGTGTTAGTTCGCCAGCCACCAATCGGCCAGGTAGGCGATGGTCTCGTCGGTCTCGTCCACCCAGTAGTCCGTGTCACCCCAAGCGGCGGCGGCGGTGCCGACGGCGTAGGCGATGCCCCTGTCGGTGGCGATGTTCTCAATGGTGGTGGTCATTGTCTTGTCCTCTCTATCTCTGGCTGGGGGCCTGTCCTCCCTGCCGATGTCTCAATCATGCTCCTCGTGTGGCCGTGAGTCAACGTCTACGGCAGTGACGTATTGCACAAAATTGTGTGGGGTGCAGGGTATTGACAATGCAAGGCGCGTGTGGTATACGCGCGCGCACGTACCCATATATGCTACGGACACACCCAGGCGCTCATGATAAAATTATGACCACCGAAAACCTTTACGAAAGGCGGTGCAAAATTGGCAGATTCCGTCACAGAATACGCTGCGTCGGAAATGAAATATTGGTGCACCACAGGCGACTACGGGGGCACCGGATATGCCCAAGATAACCGGTGGACCTGTTACTGGAACAGCAATGATGCCGGCTGGAAAACTGGTCCCGGCGACATGGATTGCAGTAGCGGAGTAGCGGGCGCCTACAATGTTGCATTCCACAATGTCTGGGGAACCGGCTGGGACGACCCGATAATGTTCCCGCGAACCGGCGAAACGTGGACCGAAACTTTGAATTCTCTGGCCGCGAATCGCGGTTTCATGGATATTGGGGACACATGGTACGGGTCCACGCCGTCGGGAGGATTCCATGTCGGCGACATGGTCCTGAAAACTACCGGAGACGGCGGACACGTCGCAATGTGCGTGCGCGAAGACGATGGCTCATTCAATGCGGGCGACCCGCTCCTCGCTGAGGCGTGGATTAACGAGAACGGTGAAATCGCGGAAGGGCAGATGGGGGACCAGACCGGCTACGAAACACACGTAGTCCGGTACAGCAGTCACCCGATGACTGTCGCGGCCTCATGGTCCACATGCATCCGTTTCGGAAAGAGAACCGATTCCGATAACGGGCACGAGTCCGCCGGCTCATACCGCCTTTCTTCAATTCAGGAGGCCGTTCTCAGGGCCGCCGATAGAGAGAATTGCCCGTGGTGGGCCGCCCTGGCATGCCTATGGATGGAGACCGGCGAGCGCGGTGCGAACATTTACGGGCACGACGCTGGCGGTGCCGGCCCGCACGGTGAGGAGGTAACCGAGGAGAATTTCCGTGAGTTCCTTGCGGCGATTCGAGATGGTGAAACCTCGAATGGTGTCGGGCCTTTGCAGATCACGTATCCGGGCTATTTCCTGGAGGACCCGAATCGTGAATGGTGGATGCCGGAGAGGTCGGCTGAGGTCGGCTGCCGTATTCTTCGCGATCTTATCAACGCTGAAGGTGATTCTTATGAGGCCTTGAAGCGCGTCGGGTCGCGGTATAATTCAGGGAACCCGTATGACGCGTATGAGTCTTATGGGATTCTTTTCAGTAATCGTTGCAAGTCTTGGTATGATTATGGTCGTCCGTCTGGGGGCGCCGGAGAGGATTTTTGGGATATGAGCGAGGGCGTTGATCTGCTCAGGGAGATTCGTGACCTTTTCCGTAGCGGAAAGGCGGGGGATCATTTCGCGGGTGACATGAATTGGTACGCCAAGGCCACCTACGAGGAGGTCAAGTCTATTCACGCGTCCGTGGATCAGATTCTGCATTCCGTGACTCCGGGGCAGGAGAACGTGCGTGAGGCGGGCGCGATTTATGGTGCTGTGAACGAGATTCGTAAGGCCGTGTCTACGCCGTCGTCTTTGCAGGCGCATGATGGTGTCGCAGAGTCTCCTACTCCGGCTGAGTCTCCGGCTCCGGAGCAGAATTCCTGACACAGCATATTGGTATTTATCGTGGCTTGCTTGGCCGCTATTATGCTGAGTGTTGCGTCATGATGGATATGTCATACGGAGAGCTTCGCTCTCTTCCCTCTCCGTAATCTCCTGTGACAGTGGTAGAGCAAGTCTCCGGACGGTCAATGAATGATCGTCCGGAGACTTGCTTTTGTTGTGTGCTATACTTCCCTACGTACCGCTTATTGGTTAATACACAAATATTTTCCTACGCGTTCCGACGGTGCAACAAGAGAATACTATCGCCCTCACGTTTCCTACACGCTTACCTCCTGGTGTTTTGAGAATTGGTGTGAGGGCGATAGTATGCAATCCATCTAATGAAAGTGAAAATTAGGGTGACTAAGTCGCTTTATGTTGCTATTATTTTTGCGGCCGTCACGGTGACAGCAAACACAGCATTTATGGTGTACGATGATTTCACCAATGGCGCCGTAAACGTGATTCGCGATTCTTTGTGGTGTATTGGCGCAATCATTCTTTGGGCCAGTGTGCGCACCGTACGGTTTATGCGGCATGTCGGCTACCATCCCGGCTTCCATAGGAAGTGATCGAATCGTAACATTCTCGTCCAGCATCATCGTTGCTGGGCGGGAATGTTATATAATAACTGTTGCAGCCCCGCCAAAACAATCACAATATAGAGGACATTAGATAGACGATGATTCCTTTCATGCATGATGTCCTCTCTGACGCCACCTTGGTCGCTCTGGCTGCGCTCACCGGCACAGTATTCTCCAACATTACACAGCGCAAAAACGCACGCGAACAGGAACAAATCTCAATTCTGGACATTACTGCCCGTTCTCTTTCCGACCGGGTGAGCGCCCTGGAGGATAGTCTTGCCGCAGCCGAAAGGGCCGCGGATCTGGCGGAAGACGGCCGCAGAAAGGCGGAAGTGAAATGGTGGGAAGCCGTTTCTTTCGCGCATACTGTTATCGATTGGGGTAGGTCCCTGAAAATTCTGATACCATCTGATAAAGAGGACTCAATCCCTACTGAGCCTCAAATTCCGGAATCTATGAGGTGATTCATAAATATGTTTACTCCTGAGGTCCGCAAGGCCCTTTATGCTCTGCTCACCGCCGTTCTCGGTGTTTTTGCTGCGTTTAATGTTATTTCTGCGGATCAGGCGTCTCAGTATGCTGACGCTGCTACCCAGATTATCGGTGCTCTGACTCTGGCGCTGGCTACGTATCACACTCGCCCCAGCGCGGCCGTTGGCCGTCACGCTGCCGGTGAGGGTGAGGCCACTGGGGACAAGGTCGCCTGACCTCCGCCTTTCATAGAACATTACTGCCCCCTACCGGATCATCGGTAGGGGGCAGTAATGTTTCACGTGAAACATTCACCTCCGTTCCGCGTCACTTCCGACAATGCGGGCGATCACGTCCTCATCGTGGCGTTTAGTGACTGCCCACAGGAAAAGATGACGCCCCGCATCGCGCGCATCGTCCGCATCTGGCTGGCCCACGCTGGCTCCTGTGGGCCAAAAACCAAGAGACTTCAAAACGTGGTCGGGCATGGTGGTTTTTGCCATTGCGGGAGTCTGCCACACGATATCGCCAATTTCCCATTCCAGTACAGAGTTGATTTTTACTGGGGTGAGGTCTGCGAGAAAATTGTTGCCCGGCCTGAGATCGAATTGCTCGCACACGATAACATCGGGGGCGTGCTCGTTGTATGTGGTGAGAATGTCGTAGACATTACTCATCCAATGCTCGTGCTTGAGCTGTTGGACGTGAATGATTGAGAATTCGCGGTCGTCGTGGAAGTCTCCGACGACGATTCCTGTTGATTTTCCGGGATCAACGGCCATCACGCGCTCTGCCATTCCATTCTCCTCTCTTCTATTTCCGCAAATTCCGCCGCGACTTGTTCACGTTAGCGATACTTTTCGTGGTGTCCGTGCGCACGCCGTCTACTTCAAGCCACAATGTGCCTGGCATTATGGGCTTCCCGTGCCCCTTTTTCAAAGCCCACGGCGTGCCCGGTTCGCTCGGGAAAGGCAAATGCTTGTAGCACCATATTGCGCAATCCTGCGTAGAATCAAAACGAAAATCTTTCTTTGGCACGTATCTTTTCATGTCGTAAATTCGTCGCATGAGTTTCGGGATAAGCCATTCCGGCACTTCTCTGTACATGCGGATTGACGGGCTGGTGCACGGGCAGACCACAGTCCTACCGCCGCTGAAGTGCGAAACGCGGAGCCATTTGTCTTCCCCGCAATTCACGCAACGCATATGGTAGTGCTTATGACCATCTCTCATGATCTTCCATTCGGGGGATACTACTTTCCATTGGTGGAAGCGTCGCCCCACCATTTCCTGCTGCACGCCAGTCGTTTGCTTATAGGTTTTGGCGGCGTGAAGAATAAGACGATCGTGAGCTTCCCTCTCGTTCTCGCCGCGCACTATTGAAATCTCGCCGGGGCGAAATACTCCGTTCTCTGTGGCGAATTCCCAATCGAACACAACCGATGGGTTGAATTCGTTGTAGCACCATTCGATAGCCGACGTCATGCCGTCGAACTCGAAATTATCTACACCGTTCTGTCCCCGCCATTTCCAAATATTAAGACGAATGTCATTGTAGGAGCGATACGGCATAAGCGTGCCATTCACTTTGCAGTACTGGTGCGAGTACGGCGCGTCTGGTGGACGATTCAGCACTATGTCAAGATTGCATGGGGCGATCGGTTTAGTAATGTCAGGGCGCGTGAATCGCCACCTGTTGTCCTCAGGAATTTCCAGATACGTGAAACACCATTCGACAGCGGCGTCAACCGTGGGGAAAAGGAAATTCTCGCTACTAGTGCGGTAGCTGAGCTGGGTTAGTCTGTTAGCGACTATCCTGTATTGTTCGTATGATGGTTGCGTCATTTTGTGTGTCCATCTCTCTTCTCTTAGTGGATTGAATAGCGGGGGCAACAATCGCGTTGCCCCCGCTATTCAAATCATGCGACCCTATGTGTCAGAAAACTACCGACCATGCATTCGAAGTATCCTTTTTGGCCTCGAAATCAATGGAAGAGATCTCTGCCCTTGGAGGCCAGAAAGCGGGCTTCGGGGCACCATCATCGCCGAGAATCGTGACTCCGTTTTCGTCCTGCTCGTATGCGGGGCGACCGTAATCGTCAAGGCGAGGCCTGGGCTTACTCATTCGCGTTACCAATGTTGCGTGAGCGCCCTCCAGGTTCTCGCACACACGCTTCACGGTCGTATCAATCTTCTGTGGGGACAGAAGATTGGCTCTCTCCCTGGCGTCAGCCGGCCACAGGCCAGCTGCGCTGAAATACTTCGGAATGTTGAAATGGATGAAAGTCTTCCCATTCTTATTGATAGTGAAAACGGTGCGATCCGTGAGCGCCTTTCCGGCGTCCTCGTCGTCACCGTCAATCATCCAATCGGTGACAAGCATCGGACGTCCACTCTTGGACGTGGTCATTTCTGCCTTGGTGATGAAAGCGGAGTGCTTTCCGGGCTTGGGCGGCTCGAAATTGCCACCGCCGGTAGCGACTTCCAGCGAGGAGAGGTCGGTTCCGAAGTTGAAGCCAGTTGCCATAATTATTGTGCTCCTATGAGATGGTGGTAAAGAATTGCG